TCCCGCTTGCCTTTATGCCACCGGCTACATCCAACGGAACAGTCGGCGCAGCGACTCCAATACCCAACCGCAACGGATCACCGGCACTGCCGCCTTCGACAAAGTAAATTCCCTCGCCAGCGTCTTGGTTACTGTTGTCCCATTGCGTTACTGCGCCAACGCCATCTGACTTAATGATGGGTTCGTTTTCAACCGTGACGCCAGCGCTTTTGATAAAACCCGATGATGAAATTGATGCGCTCATTTTTAACCGTTACTAACTACGACATTCGATGTGCCGCTTGCTGTGATGACGCTGATGGTTCCGACGTATCCGCTTATGTTTGCTAATGCGCCGGTTCCATCGTTTGCAGCACCGCCGCCAGCTAATATATAGCTGAATCCACCAGTGCTGGCTGTGGCAGTCGCTCCCAGTTTCAAGTAAACCGGTGTTGTGCCTAAATTCTGTACAGTCAAATGGTGCGGCGAACTTGTCACCACATTGGCAGCGGTTCCGCTTACAGCAACAATTTGCTGCGTAACACTGCTGAAACTTCTGAATCGTTCGTTTTGATAACTCATTTTACATCTCCCACGCTTTTTTTATGTTTTTAACTGAATGCTTGGATCGCCACCGACTTCCCAGCTTAATTTCCTGGTTGTAGTAACCCCTGCGTATTGTCTCCTTGTTCATTCCATTTTCGTCCATTGCACCATTCGGCACACTGATTCGGCTTGGAAAATCGACACGCGTGTAGCCGTCAGGCGCGTTGTCGCGTTCAGTGATAGGACGTTCCAGTTCGATCACTTTCCCACTATCGGATTGATATTCGTAAACCGGCACTTGTTAAAAATAAGTGGGATGGGGCAGCACGCAAGCCACCCCATCCCATGATTAATTATACACCAGCATATCCGGTTCTGCTAAAGTACCGAATATAATAACCGGGAGTCAGCACCTTGGCTGTGTACATGGTCTTGAAGCCAACCGTGACCACTTGGTTCAACGGGTCTTTCTTGTCCGGAGTATCCACAATCTGAATGGACGGACTCATTGGACTGTCACCGCTCAACGCTGGAACACCGAACGCTTCACCACCTAAAAAGATGGAACCAAAAGCACCCCCACTAGCACTGTAAGTGTCGTGGTTAGCATCTGACAGACCCGTCCTCCACGGATTCGTGTCTTCGATAAAACGAACACCGTAAAGCGAACCAGCTTCACCGTTGTACAATGCGCCTACGTTGGAACGTGTGGCAGCATTTAGCCAATCACTATCGCGCATTACGTCACGAAGCACTTGCGGTGCTGCGATACAAACGTAACCCCCGTTAATTTCCGGAGCGCGGTTAATCCGCAACTGGGTAACAACGTCAAGCGTGTCTGATGCGTTTAAAACATCAGTAGTCGCAAGTTCTGACAATTTTGTAGCATCGTCAGCAAACAATGTGTTTTTACCCGCTGTTTCAGCGTGACTTGTCAAAGCGTCAGCACCTCCACCGGTAGTAGCGGTTGTACGCATAATGTGGTTACGAACAATGTCGTCACATTTTAACGCAGCATCTTCGCCGTTGGTTTTCGTTGCTTGAGCAAGCGAGTTTAAAAACTCGGTGTTATTCAATACGTCTGAAATGACTACAACCTGACCTATTGCTTGAAGCGTAGCCGTCACTTTTGCGAGTGACAATTGACGAACACCGCTTGCAGCGGAATCAGCACTTGAACCAAACACATCAATCGGTGAATACACTCCACTTGATGCTGTTTCGTCAGCACTTGTGTCAGTCAAATCAGCGATTTGCGTGTTGCTTGGTGCGCCGTACTTAAAGAAGCTGATTTGCTTCGATCCTACGCCTTTGGGTAAAGGTGCTTTTTGACCAAACTCCGCTTTGCGGGTTGCTTCAACTGCGTATGTAAGCAGTTGGGACTCGAAGTGTTCACGATACTGCGAACTCAAGCCACTGGATAGCGTCATATTTCCTGCCATAACTAAACCTTTCTATTTTTAAATGTTATATACTGTACTGTACTAATCAGCGTTATCGAGTAATGTCCATTTGTGCAGCTTGATCGGTAAGCATTTTCATTCGTGCTTCCGCATCCATTTCCATGAACTCCTTGCTCGGTGGTCGTGGCGCTGGCTGTGAACCGCCAATCGATAACTTCGACTTGTACTCCTCCAACTCGTTTTTGAGTTGTTGGTTCTCGTCTCGAAAAGACTCGGCTTGAGTTGCCAGTATGTCCCGTGATGCGACCCATGCAGCTTTGCGCGGCCCGTCGGCATCCCCTAACAATTCGGGATAGTACAAAAATACTTGCTCGGTTCGTTTGAACAATTCGCTGTCGTGATCCGCTAAATCCGGATATGCCGTCCTAGCCTGTTCGTAGTTGCTGCGGAAGTCCTTGCTAAACTTGTCAGCTTGCAGCTTTTTAGCTACTTCGCCTTCCTGCTCGCGCAGCTTGTTAGCTTTGTCTTCCGCGTCTACGGCTAAATCGGTTTCACCATCATCGCGAAACTCCTTTGCAGCTTTATCATAGTCTTTGGCACTGTACCCCTCATCGTCCCGAACCTCGTTCGTTTCGGACATTTGCTGGACACGCCACTTTTCTTTTTGCTGCTCAAACTCCTCGCGTTCCTTTTGAAACTGTTCCTTATCCTCGTTAAGCGATTTCCAGGAACGCATCTTTCGCTCCATGTCCTTCGCTTCGCGGGAAATATCCGGTTTCTCCTGCTCCGTCTTTTCTGTCAAAGAACTGTCTGCGTCACTCGACGCGGACTCATCCTGTTTCGGCTGTTCCGGTTCCGGCGGTGGATCAGCTTGTGTTTCCGGTTCCGCTTCTGGTTCCGGTGGCGCTGGAACATAACTTTCCCTCGCCTCATCCAAACTCTTACCGCTGTCCATCGCTTTCGCAATTGCGGTAAGCTCATCCATCGTCGTCTCTTTTTCAGCCATTTGTTTGTATGCTTCAATTCAGCCATGCATCGCATACGTTGCACGCTGTAGTGGCGCTTTGGTTCAGTACTGATCGCACCAGTTCAGCACTGTAGTTATGGACGCAAGTAATCGAAATCATCAGCAGCGTCCGGCTCCGATGTTTCGGGTTGGGACATCAGCGCATCCAATGTCGCAATTGCCCCACGAAATCCATTAGCATACCCCGCTTTCCACGCAAGCTCCCCACTGCATTCGGTCGCCGTGGCGTTGTGCTGTAATGCTGCGTTCAGCATCCATGCTTTTAGTTTCTTACCGCTTTTAGTGCGGAAAAAAGTAAGCAACGCCTTTTCATCATCCGGCTCCCATTTGGGCTGGTTGACCCATCGCAACGGCTTGGCCATTTGGGTCAGCACCCGCTTGTGTGTCTCTTGAGTAAGCATCATCTAATTGTTTCCGGAGTTGTCGAGCGGAGTTGGGATCAATTTGCTCAAGCTGCTCCAGTAAAGTGTTTATGCGGCTGACGAATGCCTGTTGTGCTTCCGGCGGGAACTGTTGCCCCTGCTGGCTCATTCGATTGATGTAATCGAGTAACACCGGCAAGCGTTCGGCTGCGCTGTCGCCTTGATTCGGAACCGGCGTGTAACCCCGTTCCATGATCGGAATGTTGTGCGCCTCGTCTTCCGCTTCGTCCGCAGCCTTGAATTGCGGATCACGCACCAGCCGCTTGACCAGACTTGGGTCGTCCAGTTCCAGTATGGATTTGTCCAATTCGACTTGGTCAATCCACGGTGACTGCGCCATCAACTGTTTCCGCATGATTGCCCGTTGCATCAGCATGGTACGATCCACGCCGTCCACACCGCCTTTCGGCTCAATCGTGTAATCGTCATGCAACGCATCGGCTTGCAAGCTGGTGGCATCTTCCAAATACCGGAACATCAAGTTTTGCGGTGAGTACTGTAAATAAAGCGAGTAAGCCTGACGGTACACACGGGCCAGCGCCAAGCGGAATATCCGCGCACGCAAATCCACACTGCGTTCCATCATGCCACCAATTGCATTTACTTCAGTGGCAGTTCGGCGCTCGCGGGTGTTGATCATTTGACCCATCCCGAAATCCGGCATCGCCAAACGCTGTTCAGCAATCATGCGCGTCTGCACAATCTCCTGTTCCCAACTGATTGGAGGCTGCGGCATCCCCACCGGCTGCAATCCGTATGGCAGTATTTGCCCCGGTCGAAAACGTATGTTGCTGCTGTTCGGAATGTCGCGTTCGCTGCGGAACATTGGGCTGTTGTAAAACGATATTGAATCCGCCTTACCGTTCATCAGCTTGTTCAAGTACGCTTCTTCCGGCGCTACCAATTCCGGAATGCCACGGCTTGAATACCAGCCCTTGTCCTTCATCTCGTAAGACGCATCGACAAACGGCGCATCCCCGTGCCGATATGGCAGCTTCATCACCGGACGCAAATCGTGATCCGGCATCACGGGCGAATAGGTGCATACCATCCAGCTACCATCTTCATCCCGCTTCCAGTGTTCCCATACGATGACCATTTCATCGTTGTCACTGTACGTCAGACCCTCGCGCATGAACTTCTCGTTATCGCGATAAGTTGAATTGGTGTTTTCATCACGACCATCGCCGCGAATTTTATCGATCACTGAATGGTCATACCGCTCGTCACGCAAGTAGGCACTGACACTCATCGGCATGATTTGCACCATCCAATCAGCTTCTTCCAACTTGGATGTGTAATCCGGAACTATCCAGTACAGCGGGTCAACTGCCTCAAACTTGCAGCGCTTGTTGTCGTCATCCCAAAACACTTTGACGACGGAGTGACCGGTCATCAGCATGTGGTCAATCCATGTCAGCGCCTCCTCTTGAAAGTTACTTTTCTCCTTGATGTGATAATCAAACCAGCGCTCAACCGCAGTGGTCAACGGAGCCAGTTGCTGGCGCATCGGAACAAACGAACACAACGTATCGCGTCCCGTTATTTGCTGGTAATAAAACGGTTTAAGTTTTGCGATTGACGTGTCAATAAGTGGAAAGTGTAAGTCGGAAGCACCAGGAAATGGTTTGTTCTTACGTCGCAGCCCGTCATGCCGCATTTGGTAATAAAGTCCCTGTCGTCGCTCCCATTTAGCACGATCATGGATGCTATCCAAAACCGCCTCAAACATGTCATTTCTGCTCTCGTACATTTCTCAATCGGTACTCCAAATCATTTACAGTGTGCAGCGCCTCCCGCGCCCAGCGTTTTACCGTCTGGGTAGACTGTTGCACGTCACTAAATTCCGGTTGCTCCATCAGCCGTTTGACATTCCCGTCAGTCAGCCGTGTCACCGGATGATCCACCGTCCGACATCCCGTCCAAAGCAGCATCAATGGCAGCAGCGTTATCGGAATGTATTTCGGCGGTGCGATCCGTTTTTTTATCCTCACGTCTCTGTTCACGATCACCGAACCATGCGCCTAACATGTCGGCTACTTTTGCGAGTAAAACCAATATCGCGTTCATATAAAGCTACAAGCGGACATGGCTACTGATTCATGCGGCCCAAACGTCCAGAGACTCAACGAAACAACCGTTATTGGGATCTCCCCAATCAACACAACACCATGCCGCCGTTCCATCAGTACCCCGCATTGAATCCACTGTCTAACTCCATGCCAACCGGTTCCATTTCAGCCAACGCTTCCATGAAGCTGGGTCGCGGCTCCAACTGCAATGCTGACCCAGCACCACCACACGATATAGCTCCCAGCACCGCATCCGCACGGTCAGGCGATGGTAACCCGCGACTCCGCATTTGGTCTTTCGGCTCCAACTGCAATTTCCCCTTACTGTTGTGCTTCGTCCGGCGCGTCGTCAGTTGGGAATGCAACAAATCGTCATCCGGTAAAATGATTTCACACAACTCAATGGCCCGTGCGGCTTTAAACCATATTTCAGCACCTCGATTGGCGAAGTGCCTGTCATCAAATGCACGTTCCCCGTTGTTCACTCGATGCACACCCCATCCCGCTTCCGCTAAAGCGTCACACATCGGAATACCCAATCCACCGGCATCCGCATAAATATCCTCCGGCTTCAGTCCATTACGCTGAAACTCCACAATGAACCGCCCAACAGCCGACATCGTGTCCCGCTCCGTCCAGCAAAGCATCTTGTCGATTTTGTTTCCGACTCGGATCGCCAGCACGTTCTCGTCTCCACCCGCTGCAAAATCACAAAAGGCAGTTTTTTCCTGTCCGATATGTGTCGGTGGATTCGTCAAACAATGCTGCAACGAATTGTACGGCACGACCACCGACTCCTCGCCAATGTCCATGAACTCACCAAACACCATCGACCGCACTAACGGATGATCCTTGCCATAGCGGTCAAACTGCTCATTTATCCAGCTTTCCGGTATGTGCGGACAGTCATACGATGTGCATGTAAACGTATCCCACATGTGCGCTTCTTTCGTAAACGCTCGGTAAAAAAAGCCGTCCGTGGCTCCCGGCGATGACATCAACACCAGCCGACTCGGCTGACAGCGCGATATTGCTTCACTGATGGAATCCGGAACCGTTTTCGCCTCGTCCACTATCATCAACAAGTTCGACGACGGCCCCGTCCTGTGCCACCCCTCGAAACGTCCACCATCACTCGTACTGAACCCAATCGCCTTACTTCCATTCTGAAACCGGACATCCGTCGCGTTCACCGTCCACCCCTCGCCGCCATTCAACCCACTCACGTACTTTCGGATGTAAGGAAATAACTGATCCTTCACCTGACGGAACACCCCAGCCGTCGTGACACACGTACTTTCCGGAAACCGCATGCAATGCCATATCACCGCACACGCAGCCACCATACTCGTCTTACCGGAACCATTTGCCGCTTTCAGCGCTACTTTACACTCCTTGTTGTTGATCGCTTTCAACACATCGTACTGCCACTGGTACGGTTTGATGCCAAGGAACATTTCGGGGAAATTGTGTAATTGCGCGGAATATTCGATGAGTTCCGGACTCGGTTTTGACGTATCCGCAGTTAGGGGGTCAAATTTCGTTTCTGACGGCGTTTTGGCTTTTCGGGGTCTTCCCACCTTCTTTCCACTTTCAAACGTTGCCTTACCCCCTTCACGGGTCACCACGCGCTTCTTGCGTGCGCCTACTTTAGTGTACTGTACTTCAGCACCGTCAGCTTTGATTTCGTCCACTGTCCGCTTGCTGACCCGTATCCCGCTTTTTTTGGTTTCATTCGCCATAGTAAGTAAATGGTTATATGGGGGTTAAAGTATAAGGTAAGATATTAGTGTCGGATTATCCGACATTGGCTGTCGGAATATTTGACATTGGCTGTCGGATTTTTTGACATTGAGGTTATTGACATTGGTGAAATTTGGAGGCTGTGATTTTTGGGGGATATATATTGATGATACCCGCCCCGTGGGGGTGTACCGCCCCCCGTGTCGTGTGGGGTAAGGCGGTTGGAATTACCATGTAATTCCAGGCGTAAACATTGGCCAATCAAACTGCTGTTGTGTTGCAATGGTGTTGCAATGTTGTTCGATACTCCATGCCGGAATCCCTTGGCTACTGAATATCAATGACTTGTGACTTGCTCGTGAACTCAGCGTGTTTTTCCGGCACGTTGCACAATGCAATCACAAGCTGCGGGGCAATTGTATTCCGTTGATTGCCAGCAGCTTGCGCCGCTTGTGCTTCCCGATTCCAGCTTGGCCGACGCCGTTCCAATAAATCGACGGCCAATTTAGGCTGTTTGGCAATTCCCTCCGTCGCCGCTTCTACCATCGACAATTCCCACGCCGCCTCAATTTCAGCCAACTTGGCCCCGAAAGTAGCATCCCGTTTTTCCCATCTCGCCAACGTCTCCCGCCCAATACCAGCGAATTTGCTGGCGCTTTCGCGTGAAAGGCCATTGCCAAGCGCCCGAAATATTTTCGCCTCTATTTCCTCCGTTCGCTTGGTCGGCCGTCCTGTTTTCGCCATGTGGGCTACTTTTGCCCAAAAGTTTCACAAGACTTTAGACGGGTTTGACGGTGGTTTGTTTGGGACTGTATTTGATGCAACTGACAAGGTTG